CTACACAGTATTCAGCAGAAAATCCTGCACTTTTGACATGCGTCCACCCGGAGCAGGAGACAGAACCCCAAAACTAAAACTCGCAGCTACTGAGATGACATGGCTATCTAAAACTATAGAAACAGAGATACACAACACAAAAGAATAGCAACCACTTACCAGAGAACACAAAAAGCCACAGACCCGAAACACCTGACTGCAAGCAACCACCTCCACAGGAGGTGGTTTTACCATGAACTTCCTGTGTACTGACTTGTGTTCATAATAATATTTTTGTGTTTAAACTCAATAAAGTCACAAAAATGATTGTAATCATGCAATGTAGTAAAATTAAAATATTTCTTAATTCCTTTTCCTAATCCATCATAATATGGATGAGCATCTACTTTTTTGTGCATAAAAGACAACCCCTCAAGTAAAGCCGGATGATTACTACGATTAACAATTATTGCACCATTTTCAATATTTACACTGTCATTACGACGATCAACATGTACTGCAATTCCATCTGGAGCACGCATTACACCAAGCTTACCTGTAAGCATCATATCCATATCAAGATATATACACCCCTCACCGGATAAAACCCCATGATTCTTTGTGTTATCTGTGCATCTAAAGATTTCTCCTGCCTTCAATAAGGCTAAATTTCTGAAGAAGTCAAACCATGTATGATCTCTCTTCTCTGCATACATATAAATCAAAGAATCCTGCGCATTTGAAATTTTACTCAACTCTTTCTCCAACAGATTCAACAAGTATTCATCTCTTTTGGCTTCAGAGCGTAACTTTTGCTCACATATAATATCATGATAAATATCTGATAGTTTTCTATCATACATGCTGAAATCAACATTTTCCCGATATATTATCATTATATTTTCAAAATCTTGTTCCAGTTTTGAAAAAGCAACCTTTTGACTGAATGAAAAATCGCCATCAACAAAAACACCTATCATACGCTCACTCTCTATCCTTGCCGTATTCATGACATTATCTAAATAGGGATGCTGCTTAGTATTAACTATTGGAACCTCATCTTTCTTATATTGTTCAGGATTAGGTTCAAACCACTGAAAAAGAATAGGCGTTTTTTCATCAATGACCTTTAACTCATATTCCTTTCCTGCAAAAGAAACCGTTTGACAGGGGGAACTCTGCACTATATTTGCTGAGTTATGGAAAGTTGTCCTTATCGGTGAAAGCATTCGTCGTCCTGTTTATCCATATTTTCTTCACAACTAACTCTTTAATCTATTAATTATATTGGCATACTCAACCACAAAACCTCCAGCAGTTTTGCCACCTTTGGTTTCCTAACAAACATCACCATGACATGACAACAAAAACCGGAGCCGGACTCCGGTTTTTGTGAAGCTGTCGGCTATTTCATTCCGCCAATATTTTCCCACCTCCCGTCAGCACGCAGGATTTGCAGTGGTCTTACCACACACTGTATCTGCTTTTTATCCGCATCCAGTATCACCACCTGCGTGATTACCCTGGCCTGCTCCGGGATAATACCATTCTCATCGGACTCCAGGATGTCTGCCGGCCCCAGTCGCAGTTGTGCTGTAAGCGACTGCACGTGTTCACGGCCATCATGCTTTCCGCAACCACACAGACGCTGCATAAGTTTTTTTAGTATATTCATGTCATTCTCCTGTTCTGCCTGTATCACTGCCCACTTCATCCAGCCCCTTAACATCCTGCCACGGCCCGTCACCAAACCTGACCTGCAAATGCTGAAACAGCCCCTGAACCTGTGTGGCATCTTTGGGGTCAAGAAAGGTCAGTCCGGTGATGAGCGCACCATCTGTACCCGGGAACCAGCCATTGCTGTTTGTCTCAATAATGCTCGCCGGCCCCAGACGAAAACGGATTTGTGTCTCCCCCGGGTCGCCCTTCGGTCCCTGAGGTCCGGTTGCCCCCACCGGGCCAGCCGCACCTGTTTCTCCTTTCGGTCCCTGTGGGCCTGCCGGGCCTGCCGCACCGGTATCTCCCTTTGGCCCCTGTGGACCTGCATCTCCCGTCAGACCGGTCTCTCCCCGCTCTCCCCTGTCACCTTTCGGCCCCTGCGGGCCTGCCGGACCAGCATCACCTGTCGGCCCCCGTTCACCGGTTGCCCCTGCCGGACCGGTGTCTCCACGCTCTCCTTTATCTCCCTTCGGCCCCTGAGGGCCAGCGGGCCCCTGTTCCCCCTTTGGCCCGGGAGGTCCCACCACGGTGGGGATTCGGTTTACGGCTTCTTCCGCCGCTATCCTGCTTTGTTCCGCTGACTGTGCGCTTTCTGCTGACTCCCGGGCTTTTTCTGTTGCGGTCGTTGCATCCCTGGCTGCATTACCGGCTGCACTTTCTGCCGTCTTTTTTGACAACTCAGCATCTGCTGCACTTTGTAATGACTCACTGGCTTTTTGAGCGGCCGCAGAGGCCGAGGACGAGGACGCCTCCTCTGACTGCTTTGCAGCGGCTGCACTTTCTGCCGCCTGCCGGGCTGACTCCGATGCATCCCCTGCTGAAGTGTCAGCATTTGCCGCGCTCTCTTCTGCCTGACTGGCTGATATGCCGGCATTCCTCGCGGACGTCTCCGCCTCTCCGGCATTCTTCTTCGCCTCCTCAGCGTGACGCGCCGCTTCTTCCACCATCAGTTCAAAACGACGCAGTGCCTCCGGCCGGACGTCATCCTCCGACATGGCACCGAGAAAATCATTCAGCGTACCCGGTTGAGAATCTTCATACACGGTGATGCTCCCGGCATGTGACGGAGGAAATCCCTCCACCAACAGAATCACGCTGTACTGACCATACTCCACCTCCATGCTGTAACGACCGGCTTCATCCGGGTTTTCAGAGGCCACCGTGTTCACCACCACCGTGGCGCTGTTACGTCTGGCTTTCAGTTGAATGGTGCAGTTCTCTACCGGTTTTCCTGTGCCGTCTTTCAGTACACCTGAAATCTTTACTGCCATATTCACCCCACAAAAAAGCCCGCCTGAACCGGCGGGCTGTCATAACACTGTGTTACCTGGCTAATCAGAATTTATAGCCGACACCCACGATGAAACCGTCAGTGCGCCAGTCGCCACTGCCGGAACCTTCATAAGCAAGGTCAATAACCACCGTCTCTACGGGACTGAACTGAATCCCGGCATTCCAGGCCGGCGACAGATGACGCGCAGTATGACCATCACTGGCGGTGGTGGTCTCCTTCACATACCCCGGTTTCACTTCATCACGCCGGTAATCCTGAACACTGTCAGACCAGCGGGTGTACGCCATCCCGGCCATGCCATAGAGACTGACCCGCTCACTGAGCTGCCAGACAGGGCCGGCCATCAGACTGACATAACGACCGCGCAGGCTTTCATAATGGAAGGTATTTTCACCCGTCTTCATCGTGTCACTTTTCTTCACCGATGCATAACTCAGCGCGACAATGCCGCCCAGGTGATCCGTGAACTCATAACGGCATTTCACATTAATCCCTTTTAAATCACCTGCACGCGCACCGGTACCGGACAATGCCGGTACGCCGCCCGGGTGAACCTGAGCATATCCCACGGAAAATGCACCGTGTCCGCTTTCAGCCTGTGCAGGAAAGGCAATTCCTGCCAGCAGGGTAGTAAACAATAATATCGTTGCGTATAAATGCCGCATGATTACCTCTTTGTTTTCAGTCAATAAAAAAGGCACCTCCTGAGGTGCCCGTCCGGGTTAATAAACCGTCAGCTGATACTGATCCCTGCCGTGGATTTTTTCATGACCACAACCAGTAAATCACTGATGTACGTTGTCGGCGTCCAGTTGTTCGCACCGGCCGACGACACATTAAACGTCAGGGTGACATGACCCCGCCCTGCCGGCATATCTATCACCGATGAGAACACCCGGCTGACATCCGTTGCCGGTTCATGGAAAATCTCAACCCCGTTCTTCAGCACCTGCAGCTTACAGGTGGAATACCAGTACGACTGCTGATTCGGGCTGTTGAAATTCTGGTGTTTCGTCCCGCGAAACAGTACCGGGGGAATGATAATCTGTCGGTCGAAGCCCTGGTCATCGTAAACTGTGACGGTTACCGTCCCGCTGGCATAACTGTTATTCCGGGGAAAGGCTTTCCCCACCGTCTTCACCAGGTCGCCTTCAATCTGGTTTGCAGACAGTTTCCCTCTGATGACACAGTTCTCGTTAATGGTGACATTATTGAGCGTGCCGGTATTCGCGGTAATTGCTCCGCTGATATCCGCGTTCCTGGCTGTCAGCTTCCCTTCCGGCGTCAGGGAAAACGCCGGGGGGTTGCCGGATGACGTGATACTCACCGCAAACAGCCGCTTCAGGAACACATCGTTCATGAACAGCTGATTCCCCTGCGCCACAAATAACGGCGTGCTGTTGCCGCTCTCCGGATTTATCATCGCGATACGGTCAGCCAGCAGCAGTATGTTGCTCAGTGGCTGGCCATCAGTATCCTCAATCCCTGCACCAATCCCGGCCACATAGGGAATGCCGTCTTTCGTTTTTTGAACCTTCAGCATGTACAGCGCAGCCAGGTCATCATTTGTGTCCTTCTGCACGCGCTGTATCTGCTGAATGGTGGCGCTCTGGTTCTCCAGTGTTTTACTGACCGTCTGTGTGATTTCATTGCGGGTTTCCGTGATGCTGGTCTTCATCTCCGCCATCTCATCTGCAAGCTGGCTGTTATCTATCAGTTCCCACACCCCCTGAGCCAGATGCAGTTTTCCTATTTTTTCCCGGAAAAATTCCAGATACCCTTCACCATCATTGCTGGGCTGCCCGCTGACTTCCACAAACGCAGATTTCCCCACCAGGTTGACGCTGCGCACGTAAAACCAGAAATCCTTCCCGGGCTTAATGTGCGGGCCGGATACACTCCACTGACTGCCGGTCCCCAGATAACGGGCAGAGGTTTCCACCTGTGCGGCGTCTGCAATTTTTGCCTCCGAAAACCAGAACTCAAACTGCACCGTCGGGTCATAAATGTCAGTTTCGGGACTGCCGTTATCTGAAAATACCCCGGCGTCAGTTCAACACCGGCAGGCGCTGCCGGTGCGTTAATCCGGAAGGTGGTGGTGGCGGGTTCGCCCTGCTGGCCATAGCTGTTAATCGCCCTGACCGTCAGGGTGTATTCCCCGAGAGGCAGGCCACTGAAACGGTGCTCCGTATCGGCAGTGATGGCGGTGGTCAGCAGGCGGCTGTTCTCACCGCTTCCACTGGTCAGGCGCAGACTGAAGCGCACGCCCTTCACCACCCTCGGCGTGTCCCATTTCGCCTGTGCCAGATACTGACCGTCAGCCGCGCTCACCTCCACCGTCAGGTGCTGCACTGCCGGTGGAATAACGCTGTTCAGGGTGCCTGACTGCGGCTCAAAGCTGGCCCCGTTATCCACGATGGCTTCTTTTTCCGGCACATGCTGCACTGCCGTGATGGCAAAAGTGCCGTCCGTGTTTTCCCGGATGCAGACACAGCGAAACAGGCGACGACGCAGTGACGGCAGGGAAAGCCCCCACACACCGTATGTCTCCACACCATCCGGCAGGGTACTGACCTGTATCCGGTCCGGCGCGGGGTGTGCGGTGATGGCCACGCTCACCGGCTTACCGCCACCGTTAATCAGGTTCACCGTGGCGGCACCTGTCTCCGGCAGGGTCACCTCACGGTCCAGTGTCAGGGTGCGGCTGGCGGCATCGATGGACAGGATACGTCCGCCGGTCATGGTCCCGGCATAGTCGTTATCACAGATTTCAATAATGTCACCGGGTGTGTGACGCAGCCCCTGTGACCCGAGCGTGAAATCCACCGTCTGCGTTTCCAGCAGTCCGGTCTTTATCACCCACAGCCCGGCACGGTGGGCCTGACCGCGACTGGTGCAACCGAACGCATCCATCTTCAGCAGGTTGCGCCCGTAGCGCAGTATGGCTTCCGGGTCTTCCACCAGTTCCGTGGAGGTCTGCCAGCCGTTCTGCGGGTCGGTGTAATTCACCTCCACCGCCGTGTGCCGGTCCTTCAGGGCGCTGAAGCTGTAGCGAAACCCCACGCCGTTATCATCCACCACCACATCGCAGTTGGTGTACGGCCACACCACATCCGACGGGCGGTCCTGAACGAACGTCAGCGTCTGGCCGTTCCATACCGGCATACAGCGCATCGCCGAGCAGAAATCACTGAGAACGTCCCACGCCTTACGCTGTTGTGACAGGTACGCATTAAAGGTCATCCGCGGCTCTGTGCCCCCGAAACCATCCGGCACCGTCTGGTCGCAGTACTGCCCGATGGCATACAGCGCCCACTTGTCAACATCCGCCGCCCCCAGGCGTTTTCCCATTCCGTAGCGCGGGTGGGTCAGCATGTCCCACAGACACCAGGCCGGGTTATTGCTGTATGCCGGTTTCAGGCTGCCGTCCCAGATGCCGCTGTAAGTGCGTTTTTCCGGGTCATAGTTTGACGGCACCTGGATGATGCGACCTCGGATATGGTAGTTCACCGTCATCTGCTGACCGCCAAACTGCTCCGCATCCACCTGCAGCCCCACAATCGCCGTGTTCGGGTAGCACTGTTTCACATCGATGATTTCGGTGTATGACGACCAGAGCGTCTTATTCTGCAGCTGGTCCGGGGTGCTGTCCGCTGTCTCCCGGACCATCCGGATGTTAAAAGGACGGGGAGGCAGATTATCCAGAATCACCGACGCCAGGTACTGTGAGGTGGTCTTGCCGTTAATGGTGACATCCTTTTCCGTCACCCAGTTACCGTTACGCTGCAACTGAATCAGCAGCCGGACAGAAGAGGGATTACGGTCGCCCTTTGAGGTGGTCTCCAACAGTGACTGCACCCCGAAGGTGACCCGCAGGCGGTCAATGTTCGCGGATGTAATGGTGCGCGTTACCGGCTTTGCCTTCGTCACTTCCACGCCCAGTCCGGTTTCAGCTCCGGAGGACTCAAAGCCTTCCAGTGGTGTCTGCTCCTGCTCCCCGGCACGCCAGACCGCGGTCACACCGTGTATCACGGGATTACCGTCCGTGTCCGTCAGCGGGGTTTTGTTCACCAGGATACTCTGCAGTCCCTTCACCGGGCCTTCTATCGGTCCCTCACCAATCGCATCAATCACACTCATCATCTGCGTGGATTTGAGATTGTCCTTCGCCTCGCGCGGTGTGTGCGCCCTGCCGCCACCTTTACCCATAATGTTCCTCTCAATTGGTATTATTAATCGCAGTGATAGGATATTGCACAGCTATTGCGCGATATCATCAGAACGCTGTTTGTTACCCTGTAACCAGCAAGCTCAGTCTGTTAACGGAATTAATGAGGGTTTTATGAAATGTAAAATCATTGCTGCCATTGCCATGCTGACAGCAGCATCATGCGGATACGCAGCAGAACAGGAAGTCCCAATGAACCTTGTCAGTGCTGACGGAAAAGAAGTCAGCATTGGAAAAATAACCATTCAGGAGACCCCCTACGGTCTGCTGTTCACACCAGCCCTTCACTCTCTGTCTGAAGGCATTCATGGTTTTCATGTGCACGAAAAAGGAAATTGCGCCCCGGCACTGAAAGACGGAAAACCGGTCGCAGCATTATCGGCTGGCGGTCACTTTGACCCGAAAAACACCGGCAAACATCTTGGCCCCTGGTCTCCGGATGGACACCCGGGCGACCTCCCTGCGCTGTTCGTGACGCATGACGGAAAAGCGAACTACCCGGTCCTGGCCCCGAGACTGAACTCATTAAAAGAGATTAAAGGGCGTTCTCTCATGCTTCATGCTGGCGGTGATAACCATCATGACCATCCGGAGCCCCTGGGCGGTGGTGGTGCGAGAATGGCCTGCGGCATCATTCAATAATCAGTCAGGTAAGGGGCGGGCCCCTTACCTTTATTCCTCAGGACGATAAATCCTTTCTCCCTGAAAAGAACGGCACATCCTCCCTCTCTGAGTTAATGTTTTTGTCGTGACATAAGAATAATTCCTTACACTCAATCTTCGTAACGCTCCCGCAGTTCCGCAACACTGCGGGATTTTTTTATTCTTTTTACCCCTGCCGCCCGATAACCACGACCTTTCCGCCCCCGCCTTCATCACGGGTACTGATGTCCTGGGATATACGGCGGGAGCCAACCAGCATTTCCCCGTAAGGCACCGGCATCGGGTTACCCTGGGCAATCATGTTATCCAGGGAGGAAAAGTACGTGTTCTGTTTACCGTTATCCGTGCTTTTGTACTCCGGTGTTTTTGCCTTCGGGGCCAGCATCTGGGCCACACCGCCCAGTATCATGCTGGCCCCCAGTGAAAACAGCATCGTGGTGGCAGAAAAACCGCCGGCTGCCAGGGCTGTACCCCATAACGCCATCGAGCCTCCGGCCGTGAAGAAAGAGCCCACGATGGCTGCCGCCCCCAGCACAATCTGCAGTCCACCCTTTCCGGCCCCGGCCAGTCGCGGCAC